GGCTTTACGCGGATGCTTTCGACTCCCTGCCGTACGCCATCGAGATAGGCACAGAAGACGGGTTAGTCGGCATCGTGCATGCGGAGTGTGGCGACTCATGGCCTGCGTTCTGCGATGCGCTGGATAACTCAGCATCCAAGACAAGGCTACGGAATGTCACAGAGACCGCGCTTTGGTCCAGAACGAAGATCACGCGCTGCGATGACTCAGAAGTTGAAGGGCTCCGCTATCTGGTCGTCGGGCACACCCCACTTGAACGACCTCAGCGGCTCGGCAACGTGGTCTACATCGATACCGGCGCGGTGTTCGGCAAGTACCTGACAGCGATTGAACTGACGTACCCGCTAACGATTCACTACGTAAGCACTGATGCTCACATCGCGCGCGAGCCCGCAGGCGGTGAAGGGTGAGCGGGCTTCGGTTTAAGGTTGGGGATTTGGTGCGCCTGGTTGTGGCTACGCTGGACGATTTGCCGGTCACTAATGGCTGTATCGGGACCATAGCGGAAATAGCGATCGTAGAGGATCACCCAGATGGGTGGATGTATGACTACGGAGTCGACTTCCCAGAGGATGAGGATCTTCTATGCATTGATGACTGGCAACTTCAGCCCATCAACCCACCCGCCGAGCCAGCCAGCCTGACCCGGCAGACGGATTGCGAGGTGGAGGCATGATCCGCTGCAGGTTCAAAACTAGCGCTGGCGATTATCGGCCCGTCAACTGGCCGATCAAGCATCCCTATTGGTGCAGCGGGTTTGGTGAAGATCATTCAATTGTCGTGGCTTATGCCGATGACGAGGCGGAAATCCTTTGCAACTGGCCCGAGGCCTCAGAACTCGATTCGGAGAATGTGGAGGGTTATCTGTTTACCAGCCGATTCGCTTGTCCTGCGTGGTTCACCCCATGACCCGCATCGAACTCCCCATCAAGACCGTGGCCGGTTTGAATGCTCGGGAACACTTTCGGGGCCGAGCTCGCCGAGTCAAGGCTGAGCGAACTGCGGCTTACCTGTCCGTCAAATGCGCAGAAAGGCCGTTCCCTTGCGTTGTGACGATGACGCGGATATCGGCGGGTGTGCTCGATTCCGATAATTGTGTTGGGGCCTTCAAGAGCCTCAGAGACGGAATCGCCGACGCCTACGGACTCGCCGACAACGATCCCGGTTTCACATGGAACTACGCGCAAGAGAAATGCGCTCGTGGAAAGTTTGGGGTGCGGATTGAGATTGAGGCCAAGCCATGAAACCCACCGGCTACGAGTCGATACCGATGCAGACGCTGCCTGATGTAGTTGAGGCGGCAAAGGTGGCACTTGCCGAAGCTCTGGCAGTGGTCAAGGCACGACAGAGGCAATTGGCGATGCTTCGGCGGGAAGTTAAGCGGAGGAGGGCTGGATGAATCAACAAGCCGTGGCGATCATCTCAGGCGGACCGATCGAAGGATTCACGGGCGGCTGGGCGAAGTTTCCATTTAGCGGTCAGCGAACGCATTACTGGGTCGACCGTGATGCCGATTACCGCGCAGTGATGGACGTCCGATCCGACATGAACATCTATGAATCACTCTGCGACGTGGCCGGCTACACCACAGAACGGGCGCCAGCACTGCACGAAGGGAACTGGCCGCGATGCAAGCACTGCAACAAGTATCGCCGGATGGTCAATGCAAGCGTTGTAACAAATATCGACGGAATGTTTCCATGATCCGCGCCCGCCGATCCCCCAATCCTCGCCACTCGGTTTTCAGCGCCGACGTGCTGTCCGAACCCGAAAAATCCTGTCAGATCCACCAGCTCCAGAAAAGGAAATTAACCCCAAGGGATGGGGGTAGGACTTGGGGAGATACCCCGCATCTTGCCGAACAGTTACGACGAATCAGGGGAAACAAATGACCAGCGCCCAGGCCAATACGAACACCTTTGATGCCTACGTTGACCGCCGCCTCGACTCATGGGGTCGCGAGTTCAACATAAACCGATCCGGTTTCGACCTTGGCTACAAAAGCAAGAACATGCTTGCCGTGCTGATCGAGCATCACGGGGAGATGCCGGAACGACCAACCGGCTTCGCTCCCATGGTCGTCCCCGAGCTTGATTGGCAGATCGAGACGATCGTCCATGACATTCACCACGAACACCCGCACCTGTCAGCGGTTCTCCGTGCGTACTACTGCGGCTTTGGCCGTCAATCAGTGGAGCGCCTTGAGCTAGCCGAAACACTCTGGGGAAAGAAAATGGGTAAGCGGGCATATTTCACGTACTACGACGTGGCGTTTCAGCGAGTAGCGGGGACGCTGGCTGGTCTGGCGAGGAGCGCTTAATGGATCGTCGCGAACGATGGGACATATACGATTCGCATGGTCGTATGCGAATGACTTTCAACGATTGGCGGCTCTATTGCCTGTTTTGCCTGGATGGAAACAGCGTTGCTTATGTGAAGGTTGGTATAAGTTCACAGGTGTACGACCGCATACGAACCCTGAAGACGGGCCTGATATTTGAGATGAAGACCGTTCTACACACGCAGATCGGTGGCAAGGAATTGGCCGGCCACATTGAGCGCCGCATCCATCAGGCCTTTCGACACCGGAAGACGCGGGGCGAGTGGTTCCGGTTTGACCTAACAAACGCTTTCGACAAGCAGGAATTTCACGGAGTGGTCAAATCGATCATTGCTACGCATACAGGAAAGAGTGTTGATTGGCAGAAAATCACTCCCGAGCAGCTAAATGCGTATGTCGCACTAAAGGTTTCGGAGAAGAAAAAGCCCAAGAGAGCAAAATACCCCTTGCAGTGCGCATAAAAGTCAGATATTTTTTGCGACAAGTAGAATTGCCAGCGAAACAAGGCACTTCGTAAGAAAGCCTGCCTAACCGCGGGCTTTTTTGTTGCCCGAATTTGCTGCTAGCTCGCACAGTCGCCACGCCGGCGAAGTCCTGAGCCACGCTCGCAAAGAAGCACCCGGCAGCAGCAAACCTATTGGAGAGTGCGATGAAAGGCACGACCGATTGCATCAGCGGTACCGGAAACGGGATTGATACCACCGCCTTCATCGACAGCGAAACAAAAGGCGGCTAGTCCGCAACCACTTTCCAGCACCGGCCACCGCGCCATAGCTCACGTCGTGCTGACGCCAGCGCGCCTCGCCCACTGATCGCCCAAAAGCACAAACCCCAATCAGCCGACCGCTGACCGGGCTGGAAACCTTTTATGCCACGCATCACGCCAGACGCAGCCGGCGGACGTAACGTCTGCGCGCTGCTCGACACCATTGCGTGGAGTGAGATAAGCGCCGCTGGGCTGATTGCCAGCGACGATGGATATGACGTTCTGGTGGGTTCGACGCCGACGAAGCCCAAGCTGTTCACCAGCTACGCGACGCACCCGAACGTGTATAACTCGCGGTATGACTCCACGGCTGCTGGTCGGTATCAGGAGCTGTTCCGCAACTGGCTGGCCTACAAGTCGATGCTCAACCTGCCGGACTTCGGGCCGGTGAGTCAGGACAGGATGGCTATCCAGCAGATCAAGGAAGCCCAAGCGCTGCCGTCGATTCTGGCGGGTCACTTCGATGCCGCGATTGTGCTTATCGCGCATCTTTGGGCCTCGCTGCCTGGCGCCGGGTACGGACAGCATGAGCAGCAGCTCGACGGTCTACGCGACGTTTATCGCAACGCAGGCGGAACTATCACGTCACTGGCGAACGTGACTGGATCGGTGGCATGACGAGCGCCCTTACCTCTATGCAGGGCATCGTTTTCGCTCTCGACTCGCGAGACAAACGGCCCACCGTTGAACTTCTCGACATGGTTCGCCGGCTGGCGAGTGACGCGATCACGGTTTTAAAAGAGCCCGATCCAGTCAAGCAGAAGATCGGCTTCATCCTGCTGGCTATCCAGCAAAGCACATCGGTCGAAGTGAAGATGATCAATCGCAAGCGAATTACGCGCGTGACGATCCTCGATAACACGATCTACAACTGGGCGATGGAGGAAATCCACGCGCTCGCCGGGGCGAAGTGATGCAAGGCACCCACCGCGGCATCACATCGTCAATTCTGGCGGTGATGGTGGTTATGGGTGCCGGTTTTCTTGACTACTACATCATGCAGAACGGTCTGCCGCGTACGACTGATACGGCAAACGTCGTGGTGATGATCCTGACGGCATGGAATGGCTTAGCTGGTGCTGTCGTGGCTTATTTCTTCGGCAGTAGTGCCAGCTCAGATCACCAAGCGCAGTTGCTTTCTACCAGCACGCCACCGGTAACAACCTCGACAACTGTAATACCCGGCAAGATCACCACCGAATCCACCCCAGCCGCTCAGCCAGCGACACCGACGCCATGAACGAGATCGAGCATAAGCGCGGCGTTCCCAATGTGCTTGCGGTCGTAATGATGCTGGCCGGTCTTGGCGGCACCGGCTACGGCTATATGCAGTCCAACGTGACGCGCGGCGAAGCTGATCGCGGCATTGCCACGCGCAATCGCTACGAAGACGAGCTGCAGCACTGCCAAGAGCGTTACGCCGATTTGCTGCTGAAATACACGGACAAGAAATGATGAGAATTCACTTTGATGGATCCGCTGCTCACATGCGTCCGGAACTACGGCCAAAGCATGGTCCACAAGACTGGCCTTGGTGGAGGCTGTTCTCTGCAAGTCTAGTGAAGCTACAGGTACACGCGCCGTCGTCAGGGCGCCGTCTGTGGATTTATTCGCGGTGGGGAGCTCTGGTCGCTGATGTTTATTTCGACCGACGTAAACGTCCACTCGGATGATGACAATCCTCGAAGCCATAGCCGCCGCGCTCATCAGGTGGCTTGCCGGCTGGCTAGATGGACGTAGCGCCAAGAAAGCGGCCGCCGCTCAAGAAGCTGCCCGCGACAAGTCACTGCACGAAGCCGACACCATCCGCGATACCGCGACCAAGCAAGAGGACGCCGCCCATGTGGAAACGCAATCTGCGCTTGATCGTCTTGCTGATGATCGTGACCAGCCTGCAAGCGTGCAGTCCGTCGACGTCAACAAAGCCATCGACGCCACCAACGGTGATGTGCGGTGAACGCACTGCTTTCGAAGTTCTACCAGCTTATCCACTGGGCCCCAAAGTCAGCGACCAAGCCAGTCTTGGTGCCTACAGTGCCGAGCAATCAGCCTGGGCCATCACCGTCGCCGGTATCTACCGAGACGCCGCCATCAAGCGAAACGCTACCGCCTCTTGCCTCGACGCCTATCGCGCCGATGGTGTCATCAAGTAAACCGGAGATCACCATGAACTTTGCTGTCCTGCTCAAAGCCCTCGCGCTCATCCCCTCCCTGCTTCCGGTCATCTCGGCTTTTGTCTCCCAGGCTGACACCTTGCTGGCGGACTCAGTGGGCTCGGCCAAACTGGCATCGGTCACTGCCGCGATTCAGGCATACATCGCCAAGCTCGAAACCGACACCAACGTGGTCGCCGAGCTGGAGAAGCTGATTGCTCCGCTGATTGAGGGTGCAGTAGCGTTTGCACATAGCCCAGCCGCTGCCGCTGCTGCGGTTACGCCCGCCGTTCCTGCTGCGGCCGTAGTCTGATGCTTTCGCTCATTCTCTGGATAGCCTCGGCGGTCGTGTTCCTTCTCGGAGCAATTCCCGTATCGAGCCGGATCAACCTCGTTTCACTGGGACTGTTGCTGGCTACGCTGGCGTTCCTTGTGGAACGTCATTTGGTCGTTTGATCGGTTGATGTATGGCGGACGCTAATAAGGGTGGCCGCCCATCGAAGTACAAGGATGAGTTTGTCGGTAAGGCGATAAAGCTTGTTAGGTTGGGTGCTGGTGATCGGGAGATTGCTGATTTCTTCCAGGTATCAGAGTCCACGGTTGCGCTGTGGAAGCTAAAGCACTTTGAGTTTTCGGACGCCCTAAAACGCACCAAGGAAGAAGTGGACGCTCAGGTTGAGAAGTCCTTGTTTCGTCGCGCCATGGGCTACAGCCACAAGTCAGAGAAAGTGTTTCAGTTTCAGGGTCAGATCATTCGGGCCAAGACGATCGAGCATTACCCGCCTGATACAACGTCCATGATCTTTTGGCTCAAGAATCGCCAGCCGGCTAAGTGGCGGGATCGAGTAGAGACGGGAGATGGTGACGAACCACCGCTCGTTGACCCCGATCCCGACGTATGAGTAGGCGTGGTTCGGTCGAGCTGCAGAAGCTGCACACCAAGCAGGTCGAAATCGCGCGGTTGTTTCAGGAGCACAAGAAGGTCGTCATCCGTTGCGGTCGACGCTTCGGCAAGACAGCGCTGTTGGAGCGATGTGCAGCAAAGCTAGCCTTCACTGGAAAGCGTGTCGGCTGGCTTGGCCCGAAGTACAAGCTCAACGCACCGACTTACGGGAACCTGATTCACACCCTGAAGCCGATCATTCAGTCGAAGTCCAAGATTGACCAGCTGATCCAGCTAACCACGGGCGGGCTGATCGAGTTCTGGACGCTGGAAGATGAGAACGCGGGCCGATCCCGCAAGTACCACACCGTTATCGTTGACGAAGCCAGCCTCAAGTCCAAGGGGCTGAAAGAGATCATCGACCAGTCCATACGGCCCACGCTGCTGGACTACAACGGCAACATCATCATGGCCGGTACCCCCAAGGGTATCGACCAAGACAACTATTTCTATGAGGCCTGCACCAATCCTGCTGAGGGTTGGCATGAAGTGCATGCTCCGACGTCGGCGAACCCGCATCTCGATCCTGAGGTGGTGGAAAAGCTGAAAGACGAATACCCGCCGCTGGTCTACCAGCAGGAATACCTGGCGGAGTTCGTCGACTGGAAAGGTTCAGCGTTCTTCTCTGAGGACTCGTTGCTGCAAGACGGTCATCCTGTTCCCTACCCGGAACGGTGCGATCAGGTCTTTGCGATCATCGATACCGCGCTCAAGGATGGCATCGAGCACGACGGTACGGCGGTCATCTACTACGCCCGCAACAAGTTTCACGGCACCCCACTGGTCATCCTGGATTGGGAGATTCTTCAGATCGAAGGTTCTTTGCTGATGAACTGGTTGCCCAGCGTCAACATGCGGCTCGAAGAACTGGCGGTTCTGACGAAAGCACGTCAGGGAAACATGGGCGCGTGGATCGAGGACAAGGCCAGCGGCATTGTGTTGCTGCAGCAGGCGCGACGCGCAGGCATGAACGCCAGCCCTATCCCCGAAGCCATGACGGCGGCGGGCAAAGAGGGTCGCTGCTTGTCGGTGTCGGGCTACGTGTTCCAAGGGCTCGTGAAAGCCAGCGATTACGCGTGGAACAAAGTCATCAACTACAAGGGCCAGACGCGCAACCACATGACCTCGCAGGTCTGCGGTTTCCGCATGGGCCAGAAAGACGGACCGCGCGACCTTCTGGACTGCTTTACGTACGGGTGCGCTATCGCACTCGGCGATCACAAAGGCTATTGATTCATGAGTGACGAAAACGATTCGGGAGGGTCGGCCTTTCTGCGCATTGGCTCATCCGTTCCGTCGTCGCTCATGGCGCTGCTTGAATGCGACGACATCGTTCCGGGCTCGTCTCCCTCGTACCAGACGGCCAAGACGCTTTACACGTATCACCCGCTCGGCGCAAAGATGGCTGAAAAGCCCATCGACATCGCGCAGAGTCAAAAGCGACTGATCACCATCCCCGGTGGCCCGGAAGATGAGCTGATCGAAGCGTTCAATGTCGCATGGAACAAGCTGGGAGGCGAAGGGGCCGATCAGCTGATCAAGAGAACGGTGACGCTGAGCCGGGTTTACGGCATCGCGTCATGCGTGGCGTTGGCGAAGGATCTCGATCCCAACGAACCGCTTCCGTATGACAGGCTGCATGAGCTGGAGCTGGGCTTCAACGTTCTGGACCCGCTGAACACGTCCGGCTCGCTGGTGATGGATCAGGACCCGAACAGTCCGACCTTCCTGAAGCCTCGCGGTATCTCGGTCGCTGGCAAGTCGTATCACGCCAGCCGCGCCAGCGTGATCATGAACGAGCAGCCCATTTACATCGAATGGACCAGTTCGGCGTATGGCTTCGTGGGTCGCTCGGTCTACCAGCGCGCCCTGTTCCCGCTGAAAAGCTACATCCAGTCCATGATCACGGACGACTTCATCACCCAGAAAGCCGGTTTGCTGGTTTTCAAGATGCATTCGCCTGGGTCGGTGCTGGATCGCCTGAGCCTGACCTTCGGTGCGGTAAAACGTCGAATGCTGCAAGGCGGCCGAACCGGCAACGTGTTGTCCATCGGCACTGAGGAAAACGTCGAGTCACTGGACCTGAAAAACATCAAGGATGCCTCCGAGTTCGCCCGGAACAACATCCTGAAGAACATCGCTGCATCTGCTCCCATGCCGGCCTCGATGCTCAATGACGAAACCCTTGCGGAAGGCTTCGGTGAGGGCTCAGAGGACGCGAAGGCGATCGCCACGTTCGTGGATGGTTTCCGGCGTGAGATGGACTCGATCTATCGGTTCTTCGACAAGATCGTTCGGCATATCGCCTGGAACCCTGAGTTCTACGCGTCCATCCAGCGAAAGTTTCCCGAGCAGTACAAAGCCGTTCCCTACGAAACCGCGCTGGTGGACTGGAGCAACGCGTTCAAGGCGGAATGGCCGAACCTGCTGACGGAGCCGGACAGCGAGAAGTTCAAGACATCCGACATCGTGATGAAGTCCGCGATCGCGCTGTTCGAGGTGTTGCTGCCGCGGCTCGATCCGGTCAATGCCGCGTCTGCCGCGGGTTGGTTGTCCGATGTGGCGAACGGTCAGCCAATGCTGAAAGACACGCCGCTGAATCTCGACCTTGAGCTGATCGAAAACTACGAGCCACCGACGCCTGACCCAGTGAAAGAGCCTGGCGAGCCGATCGTTGAGAGTGCGCACGAATGACTTTCAACGAGGCCCTGACCGCGGCGGTGAACAGCTTCACGCTGGAAGGTTTTGACGACCCGCTTCGCCTGACACATTGGCTGAAGCGGTTGCGGGAAACGGCACAGGCCGAGATGCCGACGCCAAAGGTGATCGAGTCGCGTACCAAGCAGGCCTTGGAGTCGGTCTACAAGCGGGCCATCTCGCCAGCGGCGGTCAAACGCACCCACCGGGAGATTCCGCGGTTCACGGTGGAGCGGATCAAGCCTGAACTACGCGCTGAACTGACGCGCCGCGTTCTGGCGAGTGCTGACCTGATCAAACTGAATCGCGAACAGGCCATCGACAAGACGCTGCAGCGGTTCTCGGGTTGGGCCACGTCCATTCCGGATGGCGGCTCGCGCGTGGTGGATCGCGTGACGGTGAAAACAGACGTGGCGAAGTCCCTGCGTCAGGCGAAGTACGAAGAGCGCCGCTGCATCATCGACCAGGGCCACAAGCTGGTCGCCTCGATCAGTGACGTGATCGCCAAGGAAGGTGGCGCGATCGCCGGCAAGTGGCGTGACCATGGATCGGTCGACAAGACGTACAACGCCCGCCATGACCATATGGAGCGCAACGGCAAGGTATTCGCCGTGCGCGGCAGCTGGGCAGCTGACAAAGGCCTGATCAACAAGGGTGCTGGCTACACCGACGAACAGACGGCGCCGGGTGAAGAAGTTTTCTGCCGGTGCTACTACGTGTGGATCTACAACCTGCGCGATCTTCCAGCCGACATGCTGACGGTATCTGGAAAGACTGCACTGGATGCGGTGCGGATTGCGGCTTAACGCGAAGGTTTGAAGCCTACGGTGATCGTTCCGTTAGCCTGCGTTAGAGCCCTGAACTGACCATAGATCACCTGCCCACCGGTCATGGTGATTGCAATCGAGCAGTTCAGTTGGTAGTGCTGACCTGGCGTGGCATCTCGCCATTCCACATTGGTGCGCGGTAGATCGGCGAACGACTTGATCGAGACGATATGTTCGGCCTCGGTTTCAGGCTCGTTGAGCAGCGGCGGCAGTTGAGCGTTCATGTAGTTAATCGCCTCCTGCACGCTGCAGCTCGGCGGTATCGGCAGTTGCGTGCGTTGATCGTCTTGCGCCAAGGCTGTAACCGGCAGAAACGCGAGTAGTAGCGCCAGACGTTTCATTGATTGTCCCCTCAATACGAATGAAATCCGATTATGCACCGGCCTGATGGGCTGGGCTCGGATGCTTCGCTATGCCATTCAGGAAGTGCCGATGTCCATCAGTTCGCGAGCAAGGCATCGGGAGAAGTTCGCCGACGCTAATGCGATCGCTTGCGCCGGCATCCTGCTACGTTCCCGCGGCCCGCTGTTCCTGCTCGTCCAGAACAAGGACGACGGTCAGTGGGTCCAGCCTGGCGGACATCAGGAGCCGGACGAGTCGCCCGAAGATTGCGCGATCCGAGAATGCACAGAGGAAGTCGGACAGGTTCCCGATGGTCCGATGTGGCCGTTTCGTAATTCGCTATCCGATGGCATTCGTTTCAGCTGCTACATCAAAGATGTTCCGGTATTCGAGCCGGTGCTGGATGACGAATCACTGGCTGCGGGCTGGTTTCATCCTTCCGATCTGCCGGCGAACACGCATCCCGAAGTCAGGCGGTCGATTGAGCTCGCCTCCGGGCATGAACTCGACATCGCCAAGGCGATACGCGCCGACGAGCTGCTGAGTCCGCAGAAGTACGAAAACATCTGGATGTTCGATCTTCGGGTGACTGGTACGGGAACCAGTTTCCGATCCGCACTGGATGAATACGTCAGTCGGCCGGTGTCCGAGTTTCTGACCGACGACTATGTGGAGAGATGCAACGGGTTGCCGCTGATCTTCGAGCATCCTCCAGATTCGATCCTCAACACCGAAGAATATCGGGACCGTGCCATTGGCACGATGATCCAGTGCTACATCCAGGGCGATGAGGTTCGCGGCATCGCCAAAGTGTTTGATACGGACGCGGCGCAGCTGATGCTGACCTCGCACATATCGACAAGCCCGGCCGTTGTGTTTCGTGACGCCGGTTCAACTGAAACCATCCGTTTAGAGGATGGGAAGACGGTTTTAATCGAAGGTAAACCGTCCTATCTCGACCATCTGGCGATTTGCCCAGCGGGTGTATGGGACAAGGGCGGCGCGCCTAACGGCGTCAACATTCAAGAGGATACAAACATGGCAACTGAAGATCAGGCCCCGGCCTGGGCGGACGCAATGCGTAAGGATTCCACCGAGCGATTTGATGCTCTTTGCGCCCGTATGGACGCGATGGAAGCCAAGAAGGACGAGAAGAAAGACGCTCGCAAGGACGACGACGGCGAGATGCTGGATCGTAAGGATTCCGAGTCCAAAAAGGACGAAGAGAAAGACGAGAAAAGCGAGAAAAAGGCCGATCGCAAGGACTCCGACAAGGACGAGCGTAAGGACTCCAAGGAAGAGGCCGAGAAAGACGGCAAGAAGGAAGAAAAAGACGAAAAGGAGGCGGTGAAGGAGGGCGAGAAAGAGGAAAAGGCCGAACGTGCCGACTCCGCTTTGCGTGCCGACAATGCCAAGCTGCGCGCCGATCTCGAACAGGTACGCAATAGCGTTGCCAGCCTCACCAAGCCGCGGACGAATGAAGACCGTGACGCGCTGAGCCGTGCGCAGCTGCGTGCCGACAGCGTCGCCCAGATGTTCGGTGACAGCGTCAGCGCCCCGCTGTATGACGAAAGCCCGATCGGCTATCGCAAGCGTCTGGCGGCGAAGTTCCAGAAGCACAGCGAGTCCGCCAAGGACGTTCGTCTGGACTCACTGGATGCGCCGTCGTTCGCGATCATCGAAGGTCAGATCTACGCCGATGCCGCGGTAGCCGCACGCAGCCCTGCAAGCCAGCCTGCCGGTCGCCTGATGGCGCACACCGACATGTCCACCGGTCGGCCCATTACCACCTATACCGGCGACCCGAATGGCTGGATGGCTTCTTTCAAAGCCCCCGGCTACGTCGCCCGAATCAACCGCGACGTGAATAAGGGAGCTAACTAATGGCCGGCATTACCTTCAACCCGCAGCTGACCACGTCTCCCTATGGAACGTTCGATGTCAGCACCCAGGGCTACTACCAGGGTGACTTTGTCGATGATCCGTCGACCCGCATGGAGCTTGCTTCCGGCAAGATCGGCGCATCGGTGGCCCAGCCTATCTATGGCGGTATCGCCATCACTGAATCGGTTGCTACGAATGGCGAGGCCAGTCTCGGCACCACCATCACGATCGCCACGGCGGTCGGCAACCTGACCGGCTGGACGGTATTCACGCAGTCGTCCAATGCCATCGTCACGCCCGGCAACACTGTTCCGCAGCTGGCACCGACGCAGACCACCACGTTCTTCCGTCTGGGCAGTGGCGCCCGCATCAAGGTCGCCGTATTGGCCGCTGAGGTAGCCACCATTGAGGCGGGCAACATCAATCAGGCCTTGTACTGGGACCCGGCGCTTCAGGAGCTCACGGCATCCGGCACGGCCGGCGCCATCACCCTTGCCGGTATCAAGGTTCTTTCCGTCAACACCAACAGCAAAGTCGTCAGCTACAACGCCGGTACCGGGGTTGTGTCCTGGGTCGCCGGTGCTGTCGCCGTCATTCAGATTTAAGGAGCCGACGATATGAGTGGTTATTTTGTTTCTCAAGCCAAAGTCACGCCGAGCTTCTCGGAACCCGATCTCATCCTGACCTGGGCGCAGCCCACGGGTGCGTTCGAAGTCCTTCCTCGCGGTGTCCCCAAGGTCAAGCTGGGCGAAGTGGACAAGTACGTGTACGTGCACGCTCTGGACATCCGCACGGATGCGCAGGCTTCGCAGGCCTCGTACAACCAGCTGCCGAGTGCAACCTTCGTGCCATCGATGTACAGCACGCCCACCTACCTGTTTCGTACCCGAGCGATTTACGATCACCACGCGATTGCGGAAGCGGCGACGTGGAACGTGTCGCTGCCCAAGGCGCAGGAGTTCGGTGGCCGTCAGGGCATCTTCCAGGCCATGCGTACGGGCCTGATCTACGGCATCAACCCGGCCAACGGCGAAGGCCTGATCAACTCGGGCAATGCTACGCAGGTCACGCTGCCACCTGACAGCTACGGCAACGACAGCGTGTCGACGTACGACAACGGCGAGATGGCGATGTTCATGCTCGGACAGGTGGCGCAGCTCAAGGCAAACATGTTCCAGTCCGGCAAGAGCATTTCCAACCGGGTGATTCTGGTTTGCCCTCAGCGCGTCGGCCTGGCCTGGCAGCTCAGCGACATCGTGCAGGTCGTGCAGTACCAGCGTCCGGGCGCCGGTTCGGAAACCACTGGAGGCGTGATCAAGAGTGTTCTCGAAGAGGCTGGTAACAGCTTCGAGATCTACTACGACGACACGTTGATCGGCAAAGGCTCGGGCGGTTCCGATCTGCTGCTGCTGACGATTCCGGAGATCGAGAATCTGCAGAACGTGGACATCAACACCAACGAGTTCGCCGATCTGCAGCCGTCCATGCGCGACGTCAACGCGATGTACTGCGACATGCCAGCTCCACGCAAGATCACCACGCCGATTCCCGATGGCGGCGTGACTGACGTTTACGAACTGCGTTGCACCTCGGGCTGGAACCTTCGTCCAGAAGGCCTGTTCATCCTGAACTTCCAGTACGCCTGATCCACCATCCTTCGGCCACTTCGGTGGCTGAACCTTTAAGGGGTTCCCCATGTCACTTTTCATCGCCAACACCACCAATCAACGCTGGCACCATCATTTCCGCGTGCCGGAGATGACGCGGCCTTACTTCGTGCAGATCCCTGCCGGTCGTCAGGTCCAGGTGCCAAAAAGTTTCAGCCCCGCTTCGGAGCAGGCTGTCATCAGCCAGCTGGAGCGTTACGGCGCGCGTCCAGCGTCCGCCGTAAATGGCAAGCTGGAAGATTTCCCCGGCTTGTTCTACAGCACCAGCAAGCCGATCAGCGAGAGTGCGATTGTGCATGGTCATGAGGCCGTCATTGATCGCGCCATGCTTCGATCCGCTGAAGAGGCAAAGATGACCGCGCTGGGATTCGACAAAGCCAACCGCGATCCAAACACCAACGAGCGCATGGCCTCGGAAAGTGAGGTCGAGATTATCGAGCAGGTTCCGCGCGGTCGTAAGCCGACCGGCAAGGAAACTAAGTTCAGTCTGTCCGTTTCGCCGAATGGCTCCGACAAGATGCCGAAAGCCTGATGTCCTTCGTCAATCCCACGGTGCCTAATCTGGCCGACTTCGTGACCTACTGTCAGGGACAGGGCATTACGCCCGATGCCTTGCCTGTGGACTCGGATTACTTCCAGTGGGCATTGACGCACGGCATTGATCGAACCATCAAGACGCCCGCGGGTTACCCCCCGATCGAGTACGTGATCGCGGTGTACAACTTCGGGGTGAACTGGCTGATCAGCTGGGCGCCGGATCAATCCAATCTGATGATCACCGCATTGGTCTGGGCATCCGGGGTCGTGGCAGCGACAACGGCTCTGCCCTTGGGCGACGTGGCAGGCACCAGCTTCGCGGTAACCATTCAAGGCGCCGCACCCGATGCCTACAACGGCACGGTGACGGCGACGAATGCCGGGATGAATAGTTTTAGCTATCCGCTCGCCACCGATCCCGGCGCGGCAACAGCGTTCGGCACGTTCAGCACACTGTTCTTCGCCAACCTTCGCGCGTCGCTCAATATCCTGAGCTACACCGTGGGTCCGGTGTCATCCAGTGCCGATCAGGCAACCAGTCAGACGCTGGTGGTCCCGGACTGGCTGAAGAATGCCTCGCTGACCACGCTGGACTCGCTGAAAACCCCGTGGGGGCGCGCCTGGATTGCCTACTCGCAGCAGTGGGGAATGAACGTGGTGGGGCTGTCGTGAAACTGGATCTGGGCAATGTCGATGTTGCCTATACCAACGACGACGGGAAGGGCACGACAACGACCGACGTGGCCGGCTTCCTTGAGGCCGATTACCACATCATGCAGACGTTCTACGACCTGAATCAGGACTTCATTGCCGACGCGCTAGCAAACGAGATGGCTGGCGCGCTGGAAAGCATGGCGATGGGCGGACCGGGCAAGACGAACTTCAGCGGCGCGATGAACAAGATCGAGGAACGTTTTCGCGATTTCATTTCGAGCGGCGATCTGATGCAGGGGCGTTGGTTGCAGCATCCTATTCAGGCCGCGATCAACGGCAACAGTCAGCGCAAGAAAACACCGAACGCGAAAGCCAATCCGGCGCGCGTGGCCTTCGTTGACACCGGCCTGTATGTCGCCTCATTCCGCGTGTGGATGGAAGGGATTGTTAACTGATGGGCCTGATCAGTGAAACCGCACAGGCTCCGCTGGGCCTGCGGGCTGCACTGGATGCCGGCGTAGAGACACTATCGAATAACCAGACGGTTGCCTTCACGCAGTACACGAAGGTCGTTCTCTCGCAAGACGGCTACGTGTTCTGGGTGGCTAGTGCGGTCAAGCAGTCCTTCAAGGGTTCTTTGCATCGCATCACCGATCGCCGGCAAGAAGAAGATCAGACGGTCGCGGCGAACAAGTTCATCTTCACCGCAGAGGAAGAGGTTACTGCGCTCAATTCGGTGAGCCCCGGAACGATGTGGGTAGGCACTTGGGCGATTGATGGCACTGCACTGCAGATCGTCTTTTCCGATCACGCCTCGTTCTATCAGCAAGCCGATCTGTGGCACTACTCCGGTTACGCGGTCTATCCGGCGCTTGCCTCGCAGCTGGTGGAGGACGCCGCCGATTTACCGAACGAACCGATCGTTTCGAACAGCCTACCGATCTGGCTGAGTCAGAACGCGATGGCGCCGGTCTATCCGTCGTTTCTTGTACCGGACAACGTGACGCCGCCCTATATCGTGGCGCACATCGAGCCGGCCAAGACGACGGCACTGGGATCGTTTCCAATCGACGGATTTCCCGGCACGCCGGCGTATGTGCCGGACTCACCACAGCTCTACAGCCTTCCCGATTCGCAGCTGATGCTCGATGACGTGACGCTGACCCTGTACGGATTCAATAACCAGAAGGCGCTGCAGTATTTCCGCGCGCTGATGGACTACTCGCTCAATACCGACAACTTCGGTTTTTGCAATTCGCCCGCCGTCAGGGATGCGAAGCGTACGCAAGTGGAAATCGCGGCTCTCGCGATGAAAAAGACCATCAACATCTCCGCGTCTTACTACCAAGGCACCGCCGATGCCATAGCGCGGCGCTTCATTCTCTCGGCTGACATCACCACTACCCCGTAGGAGCTTTTCTCATGCCTCAGAATCCCCTTACTCCGCGCGCCGGTGGTAATTCCACCGTTCTCAACATCACCGCGGCGACCGTCGTCAAAGCGCTGCCCGGCACCGTGTTCACTGTCAACAACAGCGTGCTCGGTACCGGCGTCGGAAGCATCCATGACTGCGCCACCACCGGTGCCGTAAGTGCGGCCAATCTCATCGGCAGCATTCCCGAAGCGATCGGCCCGTACAGCTTCACGCTGCCATGCGCTGTCGGCATCGTCGTCGTCCCCGGAGCCGCCCAGGTTCTCGCGGTCGCTTACTCGTAATCACAGGAGCCGCCCACATGGCGCAGTCCATTACACCGACCATCGTCACGATCAATACGACCGTGACGCGAGCGCCTGTGCCGTCTCAGCTTCAGCGGAGTGGCGCGGCCGTTTCTACGGGAGGCACTACCCTTGCAGCCGGTCACTGGCAGTACGTGGGTACGCCTTCCGATCTGACATCCATCCTGGTGGCGCCCTTGGCCTTGGCCTCTCTGGCATGGGCATCCGGCACCGTGACGGCAACCGCCGTGGCGGCGGTTGAGTTCACCACCGGTGAGACCTTTTCGACCACCATTGCCGGCGCCGTGCCTGCCGCATACAACGGCACCTATCTGGCGACCGTCACCGGTGCCGACACGTTTACTTTCACACTGACCAGCAACCCCGGCTCGGAAACGTCTCCCGGTACCTATACCCCGCCGAGCTCGGCCTTCCTGACCGATGTCGCGACCACGTTCGCTGCTCAAGGTCAGACGGTCGGCTTCTATGTTTTGGAACTGGGCCCGGTCCTGACCAATACCGCCGCAGTTGCCGCGCTGCAGACGTGGCTGACGGCCAACAGTTCGCCGCAGCAGTTCTACAGCTATCTTGTGCCGAAGTCGTGGGATGCGGCGGACGCTGCGGGTCTGAATACGCTGGCGGCTGAATACGCCAGTCCCTCAGGGCAGACGTACTTCTTCGTCACTACGACGGCGGCGAATCTTTCCGTCTATGGACCGAACAAGTCCGTGTTCACTCTGGTGGATAGCCCGACGGCGGCCAGCACCGAAGTGCAAATGGCCTCGTTGTTCTACCAGTGGCTGGTTAACAACCCCAGTGCGTCGAACCAGCTGGCGCCAATGCAGTACCGCTACGTCTTTGGCGTCACGCCATGGGCGCAGATGGGCAACCAGTCCACGATCAACGCCATTTTGTCCGATTACGGCAACCTGATCATCACCGGTGCCGAAGGCGGCATCTCGACGGCGTGCGTCTTCAAGGGCACCACGATGGACGGCCAGCAGTCGGCCGCATGGTACGGGCTGGACTGGTTCCGCATCAACGCGCATCAGGATCTGGCCGCCGCGATCATCAACGGCTCCAATACCAATCCGCCGCTGCTCTACGACCAGGCCGGCATCAACAACCTGCAGGCCGTTGCCCAGAACCGGGGCAATAGCGCGGTTGCCTTTGGCTGCGCCAATAGCGTGGTGGTCTCCGCCGTGTCGTTCGCCGACTACACCGCCGCCAACCCGGACGACTACGCCGCGGGTATCTACAACGGCCTGTCGGCCACGCTGGTGACGCAGAACGGGTTCCTGACGATCACGTTCAACTTGAACGCCACCTTCTTTGCGCCTTGAGGACTGACAAATGACCACCTTTGTACCGCAGGGCACACTGAATCGGCTTCGCTGCTCGATCGTCGTTCCCCAAACGCCTTACCTCAGTATTACGGCGCCCTACATGGGCAAGAGTTTCGCCAAGATCGCCTTTGGTGGTCCGTTCGGCGAGCTGATTCCAACAGCCACCGGTGGCGTTACCTCACCGGAACCGTACGTCATGTCGACTATTTCGGTTGGCCTGCTTCGGACGCAGGCGTTGTCGGCCGCATGGCTTTCCCAAGCGCAGCTGCTCTGCGATATCGGATCGATCGTGGTGTATCCGGACTCGGCCAATTTTCCGGCCATGACCTTCCAGAACGCGATCATCAACGACATCGATCCAGGCGCCTACGACGGCACCGACCCGGTGTTCAAGCTGACGATCAAGGGCATTTTCATCGCCAACAGCGAACTCTGGGCCGCCAGCTAAGTTGAAGCTACGGCTAGGTGAGAACCGAAAGGCAGTTCCCTTGCTGCTTGCCGTAGCGTCTTTTCAAGGGATTCATTTTGCTTAAGGGAGCAAACCGTGCAAATCAATGAAAAGCTGAATCTCGTCTTTCCCATCAGTGAGAACGGGCCGACGTGCTACCACGTCCCGATTTCGCGCGAAGTGTTTGAGGCGAACTACCGAACCATTGCCGCCGCCAAGTCCTCCATGATGAGCAAGGGCGCGCTGTTCATGGTGTCCTCGGGTCCGCGCATCGCCGTGCTCACGCTGATGGATGAGGGGCGCAAAGAATCGGCGGAGCGAGGCGAGTTCGACGGGGAGAACAACCCGCTGGATGGCGGAGTTCTGGCCTTGTTGGCAGAGATTCGCCGGTTGACCACGATCCTCTGTCCCAGCGGCGCCGGTTGGAACATGCTGCCGGTGGACACCGCTATTGCCAACGGCGCGATTGACGAAGACGACTGGCGCGAGACGGAGAGCGCCATCGTTTTTTTTACATGCAACTGTGCGCTGGCGAGAAAGGCGGAACGGAAGTCCGTCATGCAAGGCACAGCATCGGTCTTGAAGGGTTCGATCACCTCCTTGGCGCCTATGGAGTTCATCAATTCCTTGCCGACATTGACGAAAACCGATGCTTCCGCAACGAGCCAGGCGTCATCGCTTCCCTCTTGAACGAACTGGCGACGACGCGATTCAACGAATCCCTGTCGCGTTTTGACTTTCCCCATCCGTCAGCCCGCGCGTATCGCGAGCGGTATCTGCACGAGCTTCTGAAGGGTCTGCGTGGTCACTAAATCCGTCATTGAAATCGAAGTCTCGGACGCGCAGTTCAAGGACTTCTTTCAGCTTTTCGAGCAGTACAAGGAAAAGCTGGAGGCGATGCCGGACGACTGGAAAGCCGTCAATGCGGCGAGTACGGAATCGTCAGAAGCACTGGAAGTCACCGCCGCTGCGATCCTGGGATCGATGACGGAGTCGGCGGGCCACGCTTCGGCACTGACAAAGAACCTGCGGGAAGCCGCCGCGGCACAGCGCGAGTTCGGCTCTGCCTCGAATGTCGGATCGAACAATCTAAAGGCGATGGCGAAAGATGCCAAGGCGCTGGGTGAATCGGTTTTCGGCATCGGCAAGTTCCTGTTCAAGCTTGGCGCGATCGGTATTGGATCGGCAGCAGCTGGCCTTTTCGGGATCGATGCGCTGGCGAACAGTGCGGTGGCTAATCAGCGCAGCGGGCGATCCCTGGGCCTGACCACCGGACAGAACCGAGCGTTTGACAACGATCTTTCGCGCAACATTGACCGCAGCACGTTGACCAGCGTCGCTGACGCCCAAAACAGCTATGTCGGCCGCGTCTGGCTGGCCCGTGCAACGGGGATGAGCCAGACCGATGTGCAGCGTACAGATGCCGGATCGTTGTCCGCTCAGCTCGCCCTTAAGGCGCATGACTGGTGGGCCTCCACGCCGGAATCGCAGCATACCGATGCCAACCTCATGGCCACGGGATTTACTCAGTCCGGCATGTCACTGGCTGATGTTCGACGGCAGGGAAACACACCGCGCTCCGAGCTTGAGAAAGCCTATGCAACGTACAAGGCCGATGCGCCCGGACTCAGCCAGAGCAACAGCTCAATCAACGCGCTCTATGACTTCAGTCGCAGTCTGAAGAACGCAGGCGACCACCTAGAGATCGACTTCGCCAACAAGCTTTCCGATCTCAACAAAAATGGTGCGCTATCCAGCTTCATCACGAACCTGGAAAAGGATGCGGAAATCCTGATCAATGGCGTGTTTACCGACGCCAACATGAAGTCGATGCAGGATGGCCTGACCACATTTGCGACGTACTTGGGTTCTCAGGATTTCAAGGATGACGTGAGAGGATTTGTCGATAACCTGAAGAGCCTAGCTAAGGCGATGGGATGGATAGTCGACCGAGCAAATAGCGTCCTTCACCCCCAAGATGCTTCCACGACTGACAAAGTAGAGCGGGTTGCGGATGACGTCTGGGAAAATATGGTGGGAGTGGGGAAAGCTATTTGGAACCCATCCAGAACCATAAAATCGGCGATTGCGGGTAACGTACTCACTGACCCGAATAATCAGGCCTACCTTTCAAATTTGGAAAAGAATCAGGCATTGCAACCGGGCCTGCTTGGAGCTACAGCGCAGGTCGAATCGTCAGGCCGACTGGACCCAGGAACATCAGCTGCAGGCGCACAGGGACTTTTCCAGTTCATGCCAGAAACGGCCGCTGCATTGGGCGTCAACAACGTCTACGACTTCAAGCAGAGTTCCACGGGGGCAGCGAAGCTTTATGCCCAGTTGAGCAAGCGCTACGGAGGAGACGTTCGAAAAGAGATTGCCGCCTACAACTGGAAGCCCGCCGCACTGGATTCGGATATAAAAAAGCACGGTGCGGACTGGGAGCGCTTTGCGCCGACGGAAACGCAGAACCAGATCCAGAAGGTTTTGTCGCTGATGGCATCGAACAAATCCAAGACAACGGTCAATCTCGTCGTGACCAATAAGTCCGGCACCAACGTGGCCGTATCAGCCAACGCGGCGGCGATATGAGCGCCATTCCATCCATTGTGTCGGAAGCCCTTTCATCGGGACTGATTCCCTCTGGCGTGTCGGATTACGACATGTCCTACCAGATATCGCCGATCATTCTGGTGGGCGGGATTGCGGCAAATGCGGCCGGCGGCCAGATGCCGATCATCTCTCTGTTCGGCCAATCCACGGCGATCAATGGCACGGCGTCGCTTCTCGGCGGCCTGGACAATTACCTGGCGCGTTACATCGTCATCCCGGGCGGGACGCTGATATCCAATGCGATCGGGACGTACCCCTTCGCTAATCAACAG